GTCGTCCAAGGAAGAGTCTTGGATGGCATTTACGGCTCGTGCGAGCGAGCGTCTACCCTCATCCCGTCTGCCATTGCTGGTGCCGGCTTCCTGGCTGGCGTTGACAAGGGCCCGGCCCATTTGACGAAGAGTGACGCGTGCCCCTACACGGGTTACGAGTTACTACTTCGCCAATTGGGCCAGGAACCCACGCCCGTGCTTGAGGAGTTCGATGCTGGAGTGCTACAGGAGGTGGTTAACGACATGTATGCCGAAGATGCTATGCGTTGTAAGATGTATGGCGTGCAGGCGCGTGTTGCGACCATTTCCGAAGCAATCAATGGCGTGCGCGAGTGGGGGTCGTTCCGTGGCCTTCCCACCACGACGTCGGCAGGGTGGCCGCACATGTATTCGGAGGATCACCGTGGTAAAGGCAAGAAGGGCTTGCTTGTCGGTGACCCGGGTGCGTATGCGGCCACTGCGGCGTTTGAGATGGAAGTGCTTGAGATGGACTCGTTGGTGCGGTCGGCTATCGTGCCTGCGATTAATTTCGTCGCAGTCTTGAAGGACGAGTTGCGCTCGCGGCGTAAGCTTGATGCGTTCCTCAGTCGTGCGATTACGGTCGGGCCGGCTGCTCTGGTTGTGCTGTTTCGGCAGTACTTCGGGGCCCGGTTGGCTTATATTCGCAACAATCATTCGCGCTCGCCCAGCGCTGTTGGTATTAATCCCTACTCGGCCCAGTGGGATGAGTTAGTTCGCTACATGATGGAGGGCGGACCCATGGGTTGGGATGGTGACATCGAGAAGTTTGAAGGCGTGCTGCGTAAACCCATGAATGACGCGCTGTTCCGGTATCACGAGCTGTGGTACATGGAGAACGACGTTAATTGGTGTCAGGAGGATTGTAATGCCAGGGCGGCGTTGTTTTCACTCTCGATCACCAACTACATGCAAGTCGGTCGCACGCTGTTGCACAAGAAAGACGCTTTGTTGAACAGTGGAGTGGCGGGCACCACGGAGCTGTTCAACACGCCCCAGACGAGAGTTTTGGGGCGGTATGCGTTTAAGAAGTTGGCTAAGGTTCATGCGCCAGAGATGCTCAGTGGCGAGCATTTCGATCGGCACGTTCGTGCCGTTGCGTATGGTGATGATAACTGGTTGTCCACGCGCTTGGAGTGGTTTAACGCCATCAGCATGGCTGAAGCGTTTTACCGCATGGTGTTGTGTACACGCCAGCCTCCAAGGGGGCTGTGCCAGTTCCGAAGAAGCCTGTTATCGCGTGTGAGTTTATCGGTAATTACACTTACCAGTGTTCTCATGTGCCCGGCGTGTCGTATTATGCCGCTCCGTGCTATGAGCGTGCGCTGCCAGGTCTTAAGTTCACTCGGCGTACGTTGCCGTTGATCTCTAGCACCGTGGAGAAGTGCAACGACGCTTTACGGAGGGCTTGGGGTTGGCCACCGGGAGAGTGGAACGAGTTGCGTGAGAAATGCTCTGTCGCGTTGGTTGCTGCTGGTGCCTTGCCTGATTTGATCACCTGGTGCGAGTGCCAGTCCCTGTTTAAGCGGGGGGCGCTCACGCCCGATGATTTTGAGGATGAGGAGGATGAATACAACGCCCTCCTTGGTCCCGGCATTTCGCGACAGAGAGCGTTCGCTAATTCGGCGCGTATGGAGGCGGCTTTGGAAGGTGCGTGTGTTCAGATGGAGGTGTCTGGGGGCGCGGTCGAGGTGCCCCAGCAGGTGACTGAGCTTGCGCCGGATTCTGGCGCGATGGAGGTCGACAAGCGCTTGCCCTTCATGGATCGGTCGGTGAGTGCCTTTTGTAAGCGAGGTTCGTTGTGGTTTGATGATTTGGCTGGTCAATCCATAAACGTTTCTAGCATCTTCATTGGGCAGCCTTCCGGTCCTGGTTTTGCTGGCATTTACCCCGTCGGCCAAGTTAGTTGGTGGGGGTCCATTTTCCGCCATTGGTACGGCGGGGTCCAAGTTAAGATGCGCAATTTCATTGGAGGGGAGGCTGTGCATTCGCCGGAGTTTTTCAGCACAGCTCAGTTTCGGACTTACATTGAAGCCACACCAGCGTTTGGTGTGCCAGTGTTTGGTGGGCCAGTCGCGGTGGGTAGCATCGATGCCACAATCACCCAGTTGGAGCTACCTTGCCGTTCCCGATATGGCCTCTGGCGTGTGCCTCGGACGACTGCAGACACGGCTAGCGAGAAATATGGGCCGGGCACCTTTTTCATTCGCCAGCCTGGTCCCGAGTTGGTGCGCGTGTTTGCCTCGTTCGCTGACGAGACGCGTGTGGCTACCCCGTATCGCATGCCGCGCCTGCGGCGTGGCCTGGTGGCTACCGTGGAGGTTGAGGAGAAGGAGCCGCTCGTGGGTGCTGTCGTGCAAATGATGAAGATGGATGGGCAAACTGTTGGTGTGGATTTCGCTGACTCCAACACCCCTATCGACGGCGGAAGGGCGTCGGTCCTGCCGGCGCAGGAGAGTGCCAGCGAGGTCGCCATTGATATGCTTGATTTGGCGCGGCGACCGCAGCTCGTTGACACTTTCGTTTGGTTGCCGTCTGCGCCGCCTGGCACGTTGTTGTACAGTTCGTTGCTGCCTCAGGACGTGCTCACTGGACTCAACGCTATACCGTTCAGCACGTTTGTGTACTTTCGCGCGATTATCAAGATTCGCATCACCATG